TTCATCAATAAGTGCGGTGTTAGGTACAGAAGTATCCATCTCAAGTAAGAAAGATTCAGGTGGTGTGTACTCAATAACATTACCATTCCCATCTTTCTGAATCATGCTTGCTTCAGCATTAAAGTACGTAGGCTCATACTCACCTTGCTCGTTAGTTAACATCTTATCCATAACTTTGAGTAAGGAAGTAGCTTTAGCATAATCAAACTTACTTATGGCAATAGGAACTTCTCTAGCTATCCACTGTACCTTGTTATACACAGGAAGTTTAGCGTGAGCTTCTCCGTATTTAACTATAGCTTCATTAATATTTTCTACGGTAGGTAAAGGAAGATTAGGGTAATACTCACTACGCTCTCCATCAGCATGGTCTATGTTAGACTGCACGTTATTTAAGAACTCTTGGTGTAGGCTGTGACCGCCTTCGACATAATCTACGGAGTAATAACTCTTTTGTAAAGTCCTTAATAATCTATCTACCTTCTCTTTAACTCCTTCAGAATCTTGTCTCCATCCTTCCTTATCAGTTGCTCTCCAATCTGCAGTATGTGTCATACGCCATAATAAATCACCCGCATCTTCAATTACAGGCTGAAGTACACCACCCCCCATAAGATGTTGTGCTCTAAGCATCAAACTCTCAGGGTCGCCCTTACCTTTGTTCCTCTGTGCGTTTGCCACACCTTTAAAATATTTTATACGTTCATCATAAGTAGCAAACTCAACACCTTGCTCTTGTACAATAGGAGTTCCGCTCTCTGTACCTACTTCAGTAACAGGTTTAAGTAAGTCAACAGCTCGTTGTTGTAGCGCGTCTTGATTAGCCTGTGTCGCGTCTACCTGAGCTTGCATTGAGTTAGCTAGATTACGCTCTGGTGTGTCGAAGTATGCGCCTGCTGTTGATTCTATTACATTAGCGGGCATTCCTAACAAGGTCTCAAACAGCACCTGGTCTTTTTGGGTTATTGCACCTTCTGTGCTAATCTGTGCAACTACTTCACCTGCTGTATCAGGTATAGCTTGAACACCTATCTCTGTAGCGGCACCTGCTGTCCTGCTTTTAGTGATGTTTTTAACAGGCCTGTAGAATTTACCAGCAATACCCATGGAAAGCATATCAAACAAAGCAATAGGTACGCCTCTTCCACGAGCGGTGTCTTTAATATGAGTCATTAACTCTGGGTCAGAGTATGCTTTTTTAACTGCATCGAAGTCTGTAACATCTACCCCTGCTTTATTCAGCTCTTCTGACATAGTAGCAGCGTACTCTATAGCATATGAGCCATACCCTTGGACTAACGCGGCTGGAATAGCACCTGCTCCCCTGGTTGCAACCGCTGCCGCTAATACAGGTGAGAACTGTGCAAACGACTCGAAGAACGCACTAGATGCTGCTTTAGGGTTACTCATTATTGCAGAAAATGTGTCTACCCACCCTTCCTGCTCACTAATTTCCTTGAATCCTTGAATTACATCTGGATGTGGTTGTCCTAGTGCAAATAACTCTTTTTGATGGTCAGAGAAGCCTTTTACAAATATATTTAGTGCCTCGTCTTTTTGTTCCTGCAGGCCTTTCGCATACTCTTCAGTATATGTCTCACCTCCCTGCTCCATTTGGTACGCTAGTGCGTCTGCAGGATGTGTAAAAACTGCAGGGTTCGTCTCAGCATCCCATACAGGATGTAAGGTTGGGTCTAGTTCTGTACCGTACTCCAAACCATCTAGGCTCTTAAGTTTTGTATCTATAGCATTAAGGTTGCTTATATGGTGTCCGTTTAATAAGGCATACTTGCCGCGAGTCAATCCTGTCTGTACGTTATGACCTGTTTCATCTAGCCAGGAGTAATCTTCTTGTAGCAGGTTATTCTTTATATAGTTGTCTTCCATACCAGCGCTACGCTGTTTCATAGCGTTTGTCGCTTGTTCTTCTCTTTCGTATGTGCCTATCGCTGGGATAGCGCCATTGCGGTACAGCTCGCTTAATTCGTCTTCGTCGTATCTCTTTCCGTCTATGACACTAGCGGCTGCTACCCACCCGCCGTCCATAGGAAATGTAGTGGTTAGTTCCGACACCCTCTCACCTTCTGGAGTTAGATATATCCGCTTGCCGTATTTAGTATCTTCACCAGTATCTTTGCCAACTAGTTCTCTTTTTAGGTAGTTTTCGTGCTCTATCTCGCCTATACCGTATGCTTTAATCTTGTCTGCTCTACTTCCCATGCTTAGATATGTGTGGTTTGGATGGAGGTATTGTACCTAATAGTACTTCATTTTTCTACGTGGGCGCCATTCCGCTGCTGGGTCCTCGTCGGAGTTTAGATGTAGGAAGTTGCCTTCACGGAATCGCATCAATGCCATCGTCATCGAATCTACTTGGTCATCGTGGTCACCTGCCGGAAACGCCTGTACCTCGTCAATCATATCCCTTGACCATAGCTCGTCAGGCGCCCATACCATGCCAGAGCGAAAAAAGTCACTTACTGAGTGCAATCTGGTTATCTTATCTTGTCCACCCCCGCCTTTTCTCTTACCTGGGGAGTACTCTTGTACAGGTATGCCTCTGGCGCGCATCTCTTGGGCAAGTGGCCCTCCTGAGCCTTTAGCTTCTACGACTACTGTGTCGGGCTTCCAGTATGAATACAGGCGGTAGGCTTCGTCCTTGAGCTCTGGGAACTCGAACCGGTCTCTAACTACGTCTAATAGGATTACATGTGCTTCTCTACCGTCATATACCCTTTTCTCGCCATTTTTACGCTCAAAATCACCTTCTGGATAGAATACACCCCAAGTTGAGATAACTGAGTAGTCTGCCGTTTCTTTTTTTGAGTATGCGGTGTCGTACGATTGTATTATGTAGGAGCACGAAGGCGGTGTTTGTGACGGCCATTCCATCCACCAGTCTTTTTTAACGATTGCGCCTTCAGTAGCGGTTGGATTTTGTAGCCATTCAGAGTTCCAGTGTCGCGCGTCTAGTGAGTTTTTAACTTTATCGAGTGCATCAGCAGTCCAGAACTCTGGCCACAGTGGTTTTCCTGACTTTGGCAGCACTGCAGGGAACTCAATGACCTCCCACTGGTCTGCTTTAGGGTTTTTTGACTGTTCTCGGAGTAATCTACCCGTTAAGTCCTTTACAGACCACCTAGTTTGCACGACTAGAATGTTTCCTCCTGGCATTAAACGCTGTCTTGGTCCAGCTAAGTAGTATTCCCACACATCATCAAATACTTTAGGTTGCGAGACGCACGATTCAGTGAACGGGTCATCAATAATGAGTAGATTTGCACCACGACCAGTAACAGATGACCCTACACCTGCGGAAAATGACTCGCCACCCTGGTTAATCTGCCAGCGACCCGCTGATTTGGAGTCAGAACGCACTTCAATCCCTGGAAATACCTCTTTAAACTTGTCTGAGCCGATTACATCCTTCACCTGTCGTCCGAACTTAACCGCGAGCTCCGCTACGTTCGCAATGTTCATTAATTGAGCCTTAGGGTAGTTTCCGATGAAGAATGCAGGTAAATACTGTGAGGTTAGGTAGGATTTACCATGCCTAGGAGGCATATTGATGATAATCCGCTTGTTATTCTCATGTACGATTTTATTAAAGGCTTGGCCCATTATTTTGTGATGGTTACCCACCATGAAGTTCGAGTCCATATACTTACAAAACTCGATGAAATCCGCGCGACAGACCTTCATATGCTCACGATGTACTAAATCCTCCTTTAAATAGAGTGCTTCTCTTAATTGGGGCTCAGTTAACGCTTCATAATCTAGTGTTGCTTCTGATACGAACGGGTCGTTATTCATTTGAAGTCCGTGTCACCGAAAGGGAGTTCTTCACCGTCTTCTACAGCGTCTATGTCTAATACTGGAGATACTTGCTTACCTTCTAGTGCTTGGAGGCGTTTTATTACCTCGTCCTTGGATATCTGCTCCGCTCCGTCGTCTCTTATTTCTTCAGCCTTCATCTTCGGAAAGCAATACGCGGCTACTTCCTTATGACACTGTATTCTGTCCTTTATATCAATTTCTTCATTCATTGCCAGCTCTGCCATTGCAAGCACTGGGTTGTAATTTGGATAGTTGATTGCTAACAGACTCGCTACGAATTTTTTTCTAGATGCCATGTTTCTCCTTGGGTGCACATTTTAATGTGAAAGTTTAGTTTAGCACAGTAAATTACGATTTACAATTCGCTGAGGGCTTATTACACACTTGTATTTCTTGAACTGCGGTATTTTTCCTATTATACCTAAATACACACTTGATATTTGCTAAATTGAAATTTTCGCGCGGAGAACCCGGAAAAGTGACTGGGACTCCTCAATGCTCTGCGCGGGGGGTGGGGCGCGTGTCCGGCGTCGATTTAAAGTAC